AATTCACTTTGACCTAATTGGCTTCCCTCTGCCGTTGCTCCAGCATTATTAGTATATGCGCTTTCCTTTACATACCGGATAGTGTCTGAATTTGTTGTACCTGTCGATAATAAAGTTCTGACGTGCGTTGGAGTAGCTGGATCAAATTTAAATCCAGGAACTCTTGTTGGCGCAATAACTTCACCTGTAAAATTATCTGCCGTAGTCATATCGGCTTTAATCTCAAAAGAAGATTTGTGTGTATTTCCTTTTTTCAAAGAATCAATAGCACCGTCTTTTAAGGCTTCACTCAAAGCATTTTTAAAACTTTTAGTTTCACCTTGTGCGTTTGTTGAATTCTTTTTGTTGTTCATTTCAAAAACATCCATTCTTTCAGCCAATTTTTTTTGACCTTCTGAAATTGTATTCTCGATGTTTTTAATTTCAGTTTTAAGGCTTTCTTCAACTTCGCCTTTTACATTGTCCTTGGCGGACATAACTGACTTTTCAATTTTGGCGTCTAAAACTTTCGCCAAACTGTCAATACTATGTTGTTCCATTGGTAAAATAATTTGTTAAATATGAATAAACGTTTGAATCGTTTTTCTCAAAATTCGGCTTTGTGGTTTCACCCGGCAAAGTGATTAAGTTTGACATTAACGATTTTAATTTTAATATTTCAGCTTCTATGGCGTAACCCATATCATCTGATATTTTATATTTTCTTATAAGTTTAGCCAATGCATCATATCTTTTCAATATGTTTTCTTGACCTTCTTCACTTTTTACATCCATTATCAATGCTTGATCGTTTGCGGCTAATGTTACGGCTGAAATCTCAAACAACTTAACCTCTGTTAATTCTCTGTTACTGCCGTTCATTTCCTTTTGGATAGGTAGAATGCCAACTGAATTTTCAGTAATTACTCCTGCTTTCATTAAAGCAACGACATCCAATCCTAATTGAGTTTCTGGAATAATTGCTTCGAACATCAAACCTTTGCTATCTTCTTCTAAATGTTGCATTTTTCCCAAAGGCTTATCCATATCGTGTTGATAAAGATATTTTATTCGGTTTTTGTTTTCGCTTATAGTTTTTCTATAAGCTCCTTGCCTTATTATATCACCGTCTGAATCAATATTGTCAAATACTGATGCGTAACCCTTCACTACACCAGCGTTGGCTTCCATTTCAGATACTTCGCCTATATGATATGATTTAAATAACATATTTTCCATACTGCAAATTTAAATAATTTATATCACTTAAAAACTTGCACTAAAATCATCATAATAGAAGGCGCAACTGTGAAAGCAATATCTTTTAATGAATCAATAAAATTAAAATCTCTGCCAACAATATCTGCGTATCTGATAAAATCGTAAACTTCTTTAAATACGGCAATAGCCAAACAAAGCAAAACGCCTATGCCACTAAACAAAGAAACAAGTACAAAACCGCTAATCGTTCCATAAAAAAAATGGAGTAGTTTGTCATTTGGGATGTTGGCTAAACTTTTAAAAAATTTCAAAATCATAATATTAAATTTAATTATCTTCTTTATAAATTGTTGCTAAAGCGCAACGGCAATTAATAACGTTTCCAGCGCTACCCTGTCCCGGTCTGCTGATATATTCACCGTTAGTATAAAACTTCTCATCAAAGTCAACGATAGTGGATGCACCAGAATCTACAAACTTACCACCCCTTGTGACGTGCGCTTCTCTTGTTCTTCCGTCATTTGTGCTGATCCATTCTTTTTTAAGGTTTTCAGCTCCATACATATCCTTTGCCGTTCTTAGTGTAGCAAATGATGCTGAGTTTGTGGCTTCTGTTCTTACAACCCTTCTGGCTTGCCAATCTGCATAACCAGAAAACTTACTTTGTAATATTCGTCCGGCTTCTCTTTCATTTAACGCTTGAAAATCTGGATCACGTTGCAATTTATTTAAGACATTTACCAATGTTTTTCTTGCCGTCCCTTGTACTAAACCACCCTTGACATTTGCCACCCTTAGACCTTCACGTTTAAAATATTCACTCCACAAATCATCATAACCAGACGTGTCAAACATATTTGGAAAAGCATTATCATATTCTTTTTGATAAAGTTTTGCAAACGCTAAACCAATATTATTGTACAAATCTTGGTACAATTCCTGTATTTCTCTTGTTTTAAATATTTCTAAAAAATTGTTGACCTTGCCCGAAGTCAAAAATGCTTGTATTCCAATAGCATATTGATCTTTGTAATATTGAATAAACTTCAACGCTTCTCTTTCTTCTTCATCATCTAAACGGTTTCTGTATTTATCTGCCCAATCCTCAAAGTTTTTTTTCTCGTACTTATTTTCATAAAGATTAAAACAAACTGCTAATCTTTGACTTTCCTCCGGAAAATCTGAAACAGACTGTGGGTGATCTATACATCTGGAAACGAACTCCGTTTCACTTTCGTTTTGTCTTGGTTTTGGTAATGGCATTTAATCTTTGCTTTGTTCTGTTATACGTCTTGCCCAACTTACCATTGCTTTACCTCCCCACAAATTGTAAGCAACATAACCTCTATCTCGCCACGGCTCATCTTTAAATTTCGGGTCTATTTTAGCGTTTTCCTCGTGTCTTGCCAAAAAGGAATTTATGCGCTTTACCGTATCTAAGGATAGTGGCTCTCTATTGGCTAATTGATTTGCACGTTTCCAGCCAACTTCTGTACCACCACGCACAACATCACGCCCATACTTTTCACGCCATTCCAACATTCTTTTAGCGTTATTTGTTGCGCCTTGCGGATAATTATCGTAACTCTCATTTTTTAAGTTTTTTTTAGAACTCATTGGATGCCCTTCTGGAAGTAAATCCGTGTCGTGTTTACCGCTTCTAAATCTACCATTCCTTAAAGCAAACAAATATGAATTTACTCTTGCCATTGCCCATTGCTCTGGACTTGATACTGTTGGTCTAACTGACTGCGGATTTGTTCTGTATGCCCCAATACCCCTGCGATAAACTGCAAAAAGTGTTCTTACTGTTGTTCTTTTGGTTTTATCATCGCCTACTTTTTCATTGTGATCATCAACTTTATTTTGTAATGATGTTCTTAATCTGTCGCTTATTTCTTGTTTTTGGTCATTTTCTTCCAATGCCCTTTCATATTCTGCGTGAGTTCTAAATGGCATATAAATATAACCTTCGCCTTCTCTATGCCTATGAAATCCTAAACCACCTAATTCTTCAGCTCTTGCTTCTGCTTCCTCTTGTGTTGTATATACGTCTGTTCTTATTTCCCTTTTAATCGTGTATTCTGCGTCCTCTGAATTTTGCACAAACGGTAAATCAACCTCATTTGACAATGGCACTAAATTAGCTGGTATAAAATAGTCATTCATTTCGCTTGTATCCTCATCTACACCGTAGTTCATTGCAGTTCTTTTTTCATTTGGAGTAAGCCACCACGCCTGCGAAACTTGATCAACAACTTTGTCCATTTCTTCTTGCAACTCCGGTATAACTGAAAAATCAAAATCAATGTAAAGGTTATCACCGTACTGCGGAGTAAGCCAACGATTAAGCTCATCCCGAATGTGCGTCATTTCCGGAATTACTGCATTTTGATATAAAGCCTTTTTGGCTTCTTTCATATTATTATATGTAGAAGCATCTGTATTGTTTAGTAACTGAACCGGGACATTGTAAATATTGCATAAATCTTTTATTGAAGCGTTATACTGTTCTATTAAAGATAAATCCGAAGCGCTTAAACCGAAATTAATCCACGATAATTTTTTTGGCGTTATAACTACATCACCGCCATTGTTAGAACCTTGATATTGGCTTCTAAACTTGTCTTTCAACTGCATTGCTTGTGTTTCTGTAATATCGCCTTCATCTGACATTAAAACACCTCTTGCCGTTTGATTTTGCAAATATCTTACTCCCGTTGTAACTGCTTCGTTATTTGTATCCAATGATCTCAACCCGGCTCGTAATGGCGACATACCGTACAAATGTGAACCTGTGCCGTCATAATAAGGGTTAAAATCTTTTATATGTAGAACTTGCTCTGCTGGAATTTTGTATTGACCATTGTACTCCAACGTATATTCCTTTACAGGATCAAATATGCCACCGGAATTTATTTCTGTAACTTGTGAAGGTAAAACATAAAGCTCTTTGAAAACGCCTTGATTTTGTCCGGTTTCTGGACTTATTCCCCATATATATCTGTTCCCGGTTAATTTACCAAACGCAATAATTTCACTAATAAATGATGAATAAGACTGTGCGGGATTTGGTCTTTCAAGTATTTTGTGCAACTCTGTATTTTCTAATTCTACTAATGTATTTTTTTTAATAAAATTAGCTTTGTGAATAGCGGAAGGCTTAAAATCACCAGATGTTAATGCTTTGTATCTTTTTAAATCGTTTTGTGATTTGACTTCATAAATTTGAAAAGGTATTGTAGAAGCACTTTTAGCAATCAAATTTACAATGGAGTATATTGTGCTATTAAAACGATAACCCTTATTAATATAAGTTTCATCACTTTCCTCATTCCAGACAAGTGTATCACCTAAATAATTATAAATAACTCTGTTAAACGCTTGTGCAGTTTTTTGACTTTTTTTAAAAATATTTTTAAAGTTATCAAGTAGCGTAGCCATTAAAATTCATCTTTAAATGCAAATTTAAGAAATTATACAACAAAGAAATTTCCTGCTTTACGGTAATGAGTATAAACGCCATACCTTATTGCATCCATTGTGTGATTAAATCTATCTAAAGGTTTATTTATTATTGTTCCGTCTTTTAACTCTGTCCACCAATATTTTGAATATTCGTTTATAATGTTTTTTGAATTTTTAGAAACAAATATTTGATGTTCTTTTAAAAAACTTATTCCGGCATTTATTGATCCTGTCCCTTTTACTGCTGGCAAACTAATCAAACCTTTTCTTTTCAATTCTTCCCCAGATTTTGGCTCTGCTGAATCATAATATATTAATTTATCTTGTAGCTTTAATTCATTGATTTTACTTGCAATATCTGAATTCGTCATTCCGGTTTTATAAAATAATTCGTGCAAATAGATTTTATCGTTTTTTTTCAAAATTAAAATTCCTGTCGCTGGATCAATACTAAATCCAAAGTCTAATCCAATAATTGATTGCTCCATATCTGGAAAATCGCTATAAGGTATAAACTCCCAATTTGTAAATATTTGCCTTTTAGAAAAAACCGCCCTCTTACCTTCACCATAAACACGCCAATAGTCTGGATCACGTCCTTTCATTCGCTCTATTTCATAAATTAATTCTTTACCTAAAAACTTATTGTCTTTGTATGTTGTTATCCACGTTTGGCAATCTTCTCTTGGTATAACTTCTTCGTAAATCCAATGTACCGGATCGGAAGGGTTAAAATCAATAATAACGGTATCCGTTGTCCTCATATTGATTTGCCTAAAATCTTCAAGCGTTAATTCATTTGCTTCATTCAGAAAAGCAATATCTCTTTTTCGCCCTCTTATCTTTTGTGGCTCGTCAACTGATAAAAATTCTAATAAATGATTTTTGTATTTAAAAGTATTTTCGGCTTTGTTGTGAACGCCTTGCCAATACATTCCCAACTGCTCTAATAAAGTAATAATATCCCTTTGTACTGATCCTTTTAAAGCTGGTAAAGTTTTTCTTATTATTGAAATGGTTTTGCCTTCTTCTTCTGACCTTAACAAATAGCATATATACTGACAAATAGCGTATGTTTTTCCGCTTCTTGTACCGCCTTGATGAACTTTAAAACGCTTTGAAGAATTAATTAACTGTTGAAATTGAATATTGCAATCAACCGTTATCATCTTTATGTACTCGCCATTCAACTATATTATTCTCCAACCGCCCTTCGTGTTGAATTTCTTGCCTCTCAACATATCCCCGGTTTCTGCCTTTTGTTTTTAAATGGAATATAATTGCAGTAATATTCAAGTCTTTTATTGCCTCGTGTAATTTACTTTCTGAAAAATCCAACGCAATGTTTTCAATATCATCAACTTGAGCTTTATATTTTTCATCGTATTGATACCAGCGATAGTGCGTTTGCCTACTAACCCCGGATATTCTGCAAGCGGTTGTAATTACGCCCAACGTTTTTTCCAACGCCTCAATCATTGCTTTTTTTCTTGCAACTGTCGCTTTTTTTGTTGTACTTTTTTGTAATTCTGACATTTAGCAAAATTAAAAAAACCAGGAAAACCAACAACCCGGTTTTATCTACTTTCGACTGATTAAAAGTAAATGTATTTAAAGAACGTATTGGTTTTTATATTCTTTTCCGTTGATTTTTATTTCTAATTCTGGATCAAGTTTTTGCATTCTATCAATAATAACTTGGCAATATTTTGGATCAATTTCCATTCCATAACAAACACGCTTTAATTGATGCGAAGCGACCATTGTTGTTCCACTACCAAGAAAAACATCCAATACAATTTCATTTTTTTTTGTTTGGGGTTTTATTAAATCACAAATAAATAAAAATGGTTTTGGACAAGTATGAACTTCACGTAATCCGTCCCCCCTATCGGATGAATGTTCTAAAATATCCCAGCTATATTTCTGATTAATTTTACCAAAAATAAAAATCGGCTCTGTTTTCCTTAAATGAAACGAAGAACCGCCTGACTGTTTTGTTTTATCAAACCAAGTCATTTGATCTTTTGGATTTTTTGACCACCAATATTTTTGATATTTCCAACCGGTTGTAATTATTATTAACTCAGTTTGTTTTTTTAAAATATTAAACCATTTATCGCAAAATTGCAAATATTCATCGCCCTTTGTGTCTTTATGTGAATTATATTTATATCCTATTCCATAAGGAGGATCGGTGAAAACCATATCGGCTTTCTTACCATTCATCAATTTAGCAACTTGATCGAAATCCGTTGAATCGCCACAAAGTAAACGGTGATCGCCTATCTCGATTAAATCACCTAAAACAACATCAACCTTTAAATCTTCTGGTTCTTCATAATTGTCTTCTTTCGCTTCATTTTCATCTTCAAATTCAAATTCAGGTAAATCCATTCCCCATTCAATCAATTCTTCCTGATTATACTCATTAGCTAAAATATCCCAATCCCATTCACCAAAACCAACGTTATCTTTTATGATAAACTCTTTTTTTTGTTCTTCACTCCAACCGAAAACTTGCTTTGTTGGAACTTCAAAAATACCGGAAGATTTTAATGCTCTTAACCTCATATTCCCACCTAAGACCATATAATTCTCATCA